GGAGATTCGGGACGCGCAGAAATTGGCAAGAAAGGTCAGTAAAGACCTGTACGAGATGATGGAAGCCAAGACAGTAGATGCCGCATGATTACATCCCAAAACAAAAGGCTTTCTACAAAGACGGGCGAAAGGTCTCACGCACGGCAGTTAGAAATGAGATCAACAAGCTGCTCGACCACGTTGGAAATGAATCGGCAAGGCTGGCCAAGCAACTCCGTGCAGGCTCTATCAACGTTGCTGAGTTCGAGCTGCAAATGCGCGAGCTGCTTAAATCTGCGCACATTATTGCGGCTAGTGTTGGCAAAGGTGGCCGATCTCGGATGCTCTCATCTGATTGGGGTCGCGTCGGGTCAAAGATCAGATGGCAATACGGCTATCTGTCACGATTCGCACGAAAGCTGAAAAGCGGCGCGGTGTCCGAAGCGGCAACTGCGTCACGGGCAAGAAGCTACGCAAGCGCGATTTATGTTTCATTCTCGCGGACGTTCCAGAAGTCACAGCGGGAATTTATCGAGGGCGGGAAGAACCCTGAACGATGCCGATTAGTTACAAACTCAGAAGAAGGATGTGTTGAGTGCGCCGCCGACGAAGCTGAGGGATGGATGAGTGTTGACGATATGGGCGAGATCGGGTCAAGACTTTGCGGAGATTTTTGCGAGTGCGACATAGTTTTCGAGGATGACGTTGAGCAGAACTTCGATATTAAGTTATCGGTCGAAGTATGAAGGTTTTAGCCTCTCACAAATTCAAGAACGATAAGGAAATATGTATCGGCCATTTATCACGCAGAGATTCTAAGAGGTTCGGGCTGCCCGATAACGACTCAATGGCGATGTGTTTTATCGAAGGCGAGGATTATCAGCGGGCGATCGGTATTGATGTCGATGAGGCTTTGATCATCATTCAGTTATTAAGTGAGGCAATACGAAAGTCGGTGAAGCGTTACGAGATCGAGCTATGAGTGTTCACGAAATATCAAAACCGCGTGTCATTAAGCGCGAGGATCGCAAACCCGAGCCGATGGACGATGACCTGCGCCGGCTGTGTCTATCGCTGTTTCATTTGTTGAAGCGGCGGCATCCCGAGGACTTCAAGCGAATAGCAGCAGAATTTCAGAAAGCTGCTTAAATATTTCTTGCATACCTCAACATCTTGTGGTATGTATTAACTCAAGCGGATTAGTCCGCTAACAATTTAACTCTTAGCGAGTCAACACCCGAAAGGGTCAACGCTCATTAGTCATTCGACTAGTGGGCTTTTTTGTTTTTCAACTCCATATATGCCGGACAATTCAACCGATAACGGAAATGCACAGGGCGGGGAAGGGGCAAACACCTCAACCGTCAACACGTCGGACGCGACGGCTCAAAACACGGGTGCTATCCAGACGGGCGCGGGTACTGATACCGCACAGCAAACTCAGGCGCAAACAGAAAAGACATTCACGCAATCGGACGTTGATCGAATGTTTCAGTCCCGCTTGAAGTCGGCCGTAAAAGCCGAACTCAAGAAATTAACGGGCGAGAACGACAACACCCCGACAGTGGATGACTTACAGCGACAGTTGAGCGAACGCGATCAAAAGCTGCGGAGCTATGAAGCCCGCGCACTTGTTAGCGACTACCTGACCGATGCCCGTCACAAGCTGAATGTGCGTCCTGAGAATATCAAGGCCATTGAAAAGCTCGTCATTCCAGATCTTGAGTATGACGATGAAGGGAAACCGACCAATCTAAAAGAAGCCGTCGAATCTGTCAAATCTCTCGCTCCTACGCTGTTCGCAAATACACCGGGTTCTATCAATGCCAACGAAGGCCGCTCACAGAGCGCAGTTGTTGGACAAGGGATGAACGGTCTTATCCGGCAAATTCACGCCGGTCGATATAACAGCGGCAATTAGCCGGGAGATAAAATATGGCTTACAACAACGTCACTAGCCGCACCGACGCGGCGGCTTTGATCCCTGAAGAAGTATCACGCGAGCTGATACGCCGATCCACTGAGGAATCGGCGGTCATGCAGCTATTTCGGCGCATTCCCGTAGGGCGTGCGCAGCAACGCATTCCCATTCTCTCGGCATTGCCCGTCGCGTACTGGGTCAATGGCGATACCGGCCTGAAACAGACCACCGAAGTCAACTGGTCCAACAAGTACCTCAATATCGAGGAGATCGCGGTAATTCTGCCCGTTCCCGACAACGTTATCGCAGACGTTGAGATAGATATTTGGGACGAGGCCGAGCCGTATATCCGTGAAGCGATGGGCCGTGTGCTTGATAGTGCCGTTTTCTTTGGCACGAACGCACCCGCATCTTTCCCGACCTCGGTTTATTCAGCACTTGATACGGCAGGTAACGACATCACGGAAGGCACGGCAGCGGCATCAGGCGGCTACATGGCGGACGTTGATCTTGCTCTGGCTGCTCTTGAGGCTGATGGCTATGAAGCTGACGGCATCGTTGCCGCCACATCGTTCAAAGGCAAACTTCGTGGCGCCCGCGACTCGACGGGCCAGAGGTTGGACGCGGGACGCATTTCCGGCGACCTCAAAATGCTCGACGGCATGGCGATTACCTACCCGATGCGCGGTCTATGGCCGACAACGGGCGGTTCGGTAAGTCCGAGGGCGATATTTCTGCAACGCGATCAATTTGTGGTCGGCGTTCGTCAGGACATCACCTTCAAGCTGTTTACCGAAGGCGTCATTCAGGACGACACCGGGGCCATCGTCTACAACCTTATGCAGCAGGATATGTCCGCAATGCGCGTGACGTTCCGCGTGGGCTGGCAGGTTGCCAACGTCATCAACTATGACCAGGCGACGGAAGCAAACCGCTATCCGGCCGCATCGCTTGATATTGCGTAATGTTGACGGCTGAGGAACAAAGAGCTTTGAACTTCAACCTTAGCCTGAAACGAAGGCGTGAGGCGTGCAGGGTACGCCTTGCTCACTTAAAGGGCAGCGATGCCGCAAAGAAAGGATTAACCGATCGAATGATCGCACTTACGAGGGAACAAAATGCCGAGCAAAGACAAAAAATCAGGTACGACGAACGCAACGAAGTCGGATGCGTCCGAGGGGACGCAGCCAACGGCGACGGTGGAAGAGAGACTAGATCAGGAACAGAAGCAGGGCTTCCGTGGAATTGAGGTCGATCCGACGCCAAACGAAAACTACACAGTGGCCGGTGTCACATCGGGAGCGCCGACGCCGGAAACAGATGCGGGACTCGCCGCCGATGTCCGCAAAGACACAGGGCTTGGGCTTTCGCCTTTGGAAGCGGCCGAGCGGGAAAAAGCACAACGAGGTGAAAAATAATGCCAGATTATAATCCGTTCGCAGAGGTGGTTGCCGAGGGCCAGGACAATGGAGTTACCATCGCCGCTGACGACACGTTCTCGCTTGAGCCTGCGCGATTTACAGGCAAGGTAACAAGCGTTACCTATACGCCCGAGGCCGCAGCTACGGGCGATAACTCGAATGCCCGCACATTCACTTTGGTCAACAAAGGAACGGCGGGATCGGGCACGACCGTCATTGCCACTCTTGCATTAACAACGGGCGTAAACCTCGTTGCTTTTGACGAGAAGGCTGCAACGGTGAGCGCAACGGCCGCTGACCTGCTCGTAACTCAGGGCGACGTACTTGCTTGGGTATCGACCCACACCGGAACAGGTGTTGTCGATCCGGGCGGTTCGGTCAAGGTGCTTGGAAACAGGACGCAGGGATAATGGCATTTACCACTGAGGAAAAGTTGAGCATTAGCACCATCGTCGGTATAACGCCGACCCTGCTTGATGCTCAACTGGCTTCCCTCGGTGCGAGCCTTACTGCTGATGTGGAAGCCGCTGTGCGGACCGAATTGACCCGCTGGGCAACGTCCGGCGCAAAGTTTGTCAAGATCCATCCGACCGAGAGCAACAAAGGTGTTGAGACGGACTCAGGGAATGCAAAGGCGGACATTATCAGGAATATCGCGTTACTGCTGGAATTGCCATTTGCATACAGCATGACGGCGTCGATGGGAACGCTGCAAATAGGGTCATGAGATGGCCGAAGGATTTGACGCACTACTTGAAGGGGCGATCACGGTCAACGACGCCTTAAAAGAATTGTTCTTTGAAACAGGAACCATTGTTGAGTTCCTAAAAGCGGGAAACACCGAGGAGTTCTTAACGGTCGATACTCGTTCTTCCGGCTGGTGGCTCGAGTACAGCAACTTTCGCAAGAATTTCTTACTTGAGGTAGCGGAGGCCGACGACGCAGAAGCGATCCCAATGGGCGACATTGCATTAGAAGCAACTCATATCCGTATAGACGAGGATATTTACGTCATCAACCGCAGGGACACGACCGCGCCAAAGGGAACCGATGTCACGTGGAAGATATTCTGCGACAGGTTCACGAAGCGAAGTAATTACACGGCGCTATGAGATTCAAGATCGAGGTCGAAGGCAAAGAGCAGCTTCTATCATCGTTCTTAGAGGTTCAGGAAGGCGTAGTCGATCTTAGAAAACTAGGAACGTGGGACTGGGTAGCGACCGAGTTCCGCAAGATCGAGAAAGAGATATTTGACAGCGAAGGTGGGGCAAGCAAGGTCGGTAAGTGGAAGGAATTGTCCACTAAATATAAGGAACGAAAGCTAAGAAAATACGGCCCCGTTCCTATATTGCACGCTTCAGGAAAACTTTATCGGGCATTATCCGGCACATCCCCGGATTCGGTCTTTGAAAAGCAACCGCAGGAAATGGCGATCGGCACATCGCTTCCTTACGGCAAATATCACCAGACAGGGACAAGCAGGATGCCACGAAGAGCTCCGATCGACTTTACCGACGAGCAAAAAGAAAGACTCGTCGAGCCGATCAAAAAGAAACTAAGACAGCTTATTGCTAACGCAAAGCTGACGACGCGTAGAGGGTTTTAATGGCATGGACGCCAACTTACAACACGATCAATGCGCGGGTGATACCCGAAAACCTGTTTGCGTTCTTTGTAGCTAATCAGGACGACGCTCTTACATGGGCAGGCGACGGATCTTTGAAACCTATCAAGAAGTTCTCTGATTCGGTAGCTAATCGTACTGTTTCAGTGTTCCCGGCGATCTCGTTCTCAGACGATGCGGACGCACAGGATTTAGCGGGCGATACGAACATCACGGGGTATCAAGTCAGCTTTGAATTGATGGTGACTGACCCTAGCCCCGATGAGGCGGTGAGAGCGGCCAGAGTCTACACAAAGGCCATTGTCTCGATGATCGTGAATTGCCCAAAGGCAACGATAGCCGCAAATACAGGAGCAACGCCCGGAGCGACGATCATTGAGGACATCACAGTAGGATTCGACCCGATACGGTCAGACGAGGACCAAGTAGATTTTATGCAGTTAGTTCGGATCACTCCGACATTCAGATTAGATGGATCGGCATTTGTATGAGCAAAGCAAATAAAGAATTAGCGATCCTTCTAGTCAGTGGCATTGTCGGCTCACTGATATTTTTCGCAATTTGTAAATGGTACTACGGATTTTAAGGAGCAATATGGCAGACCCGAAAGAAGATAAAGCGCCGGAACCAAAAGCGGTTACTTACAAAGAAGTCAGCAAGGCTTATCCCGAGGGCGCAGACGAAACGTGGCGCAAGATCGGTGACATCACAGGTGCCGGCCATGTTCCGCTGAACGCAGACGGCGACGCGTCTATCGACACGACCGGACTTGCTGACGGCAAGCAGAAAGCGATCGACGCGCTATTAAAACCACAAAAGGAAGGTAAAGCATAATGGCAGGCACAGCGACTAGATACGATGTAGCGAAAATTCCTGCGGGAATAATCGTTCAACTTTGGGCGGATCTGGCCGTGCCGTCGGCGGGCAATCGCCTTACCTTGCACACGGACGGCACTCCAGACGCAACGGCCAATCCATCTGCAAAGCATCTTGGGCATACCGACGCCGGGCTGACCATTTCAGCAGCCGAGACTATACAAGAGTTCTTTGCCGACGAGGTTCCTTATCCGATCAGCGCATCAACCGACACATCTGAATTGACCCTTGCCGGCGCTGCCTTGCAGGTCGAGGACGAGGAGTTAATGAAGATACTTGCTGCAAATATCGGCACGTATTCAACGGCTGCGGGTTACAAGCAGATCACGCTTGGCTATAAAACAACGATCGCTTACACATCCGTTGCGGCTATCTGGCCGACTCCGATGGATGCGACCAAGTTTACCGTTGTTCAGCTCTACAACGCACGAAACACGACCGGCTTCAGCTTCCAGGTAGGCCGAAAGGTGCGGGCGTCGTCGGCGTTTACGTTCAAGGGATATGGCCTGACCGCTCGCGCGGCCGCAGACCAGCTTGGAAACTACTGGTGGCAAATCTAATGAAATTACAGACCTAACAAGAGTACCTAGAACGCAGGATGGGCCGTTTGTGTCGCTACGTTGGTAACGTGCGGCATTTGCGGCCCTTTTTAATGAATATGGATAAATACAAATACAAAACCAATCAAGAGAAGGCTCCCACAATCGAGGTCACAGTGCCGAGCGGCAATATTTTCCTGTTCCGCAAGCCTTCCAAGTTCGCCCTGATGTTCCGTATCAAGAATATGCCTGCATCGTTGACAGAGGCCGCTATTGAGAAGTGGCGCGAGCAGGGCATAGGTAATACGGAAGAAGATGCCGAGGTTCTAGCTCAAGAGGCATTCCAGAACGGTTCTCAAGAAGATCGTATGCGGATGTTTGAAGCGAATCTAACAATCCGCGACAAGGTTTTAGAGCTGTCCGTTGAACCCAAGCTGGTTCTCAACCGAACGGATAACGAAAACGAATTGTGCGTGGACGATGTGGCAGATGAGGACTTGGGCTATCTGTTCAATTGGGTGGCGTCAGGAGGTGTGGCTCCTATGTTAGCCACCTTTCCTAAACGATCCGAACAAGACACTTTGGCTAGCGCTAGCCGCAAAACACGGCAACCAAAGGCCGTCGCTGTTGGCGGGACTGAATGAGGAATTTCCCGAGGACGATCCTCTGCTTTTGGACTTTGATTTTGCCTGTGCGTATCGGCTCGATCTCTACGAACGAGATGCACGAAAACAGCAGGCACAAATGATCGCGATGGAAGTAAGCCGTCTGTTCGGCGGCGAACCGGAATACTAATGGGCATAGGCGACAGTGCAGCGCTTTTATTTCGCATCAAGGGCGATGCGTCTGACGCCGTTCGTGCGTTCAATCAGACTAAAGACGCGCAAGGAAATCTCACCGGTTCGACTTCCGCTCTCACAGGTCAATTTGGACAGTTGGAATCCGTAATGGGCAGCTCGGCTAGGGGGTTTGTCGGATTGTCGTCTGCAATGGGTCCGATCACGGTAGCGCTTGGCGTTATGACCGCAGCCACAGGAGCGGCGGTCGCTGCATTGAAAACATTATTCGATCTGTCGGTCAACGCCTCCGAATTTGGTAGCGAAATATTCGATGCGATGCAAAAGACCGGATTAGGCGCTGAGACCCTTTCCGCTCTCAAGGTTGCCGCAGAACAAGCCGGATCGTCTTTTGAGGAGATCACAAATAACGTATCGAAATTTAATGTTCTACTAGGTGAGGCGAACGAGGGTAATGAGAAAGCCCGAGCAACCTTAGAACGTTACGGCATTACCGCCACGGATACCAATGGCGCGCTAGAACAAGCCGTTAAGACCATCGCGGAAATGACTTCTGCGGATCAGCAAGCAGCCGCTGCTAAAGCGCTATTTAAAGACCGAACCGCCGCTATTCTTCCCGTTATCAAATCCTTTGACGGCGATCTGCCCGGCCTGATAAACAAACTCCGCGATCTTGGAGTTTTGATGTCTGACGAAGATGCCACAGCAGCAGATCAATTCGGCGATCAGATGGACACGCTCAAGGCTCAACTTGCCGCGATCGGGCGAACGATTGGCTTTGAGGTAATGCCGATATTCCTTGATATGGCGCGGAATATCAGCAATTGGCTTGCCGAAAATAAAGGAGCAATAAAAACG